ACCGCATGCAATTGGTTCTACGGGCGATGTAATAAATGGAGGCTGGGTTGTAATCGATTCTCCAATTACATCAGCCAGAGCATGATACAATTTCTTAGCTTCTTCCATTGTCATATCGGTTATGTCATCCCCTATCATAACAGATACCTTCACCCCGATATACTTCTCTTCTGTTTCTTCGGGCGTCCTCATGTCTTCCATTTTAACATATATGCCCTCTAATTTATTGGCAACTCTATCTAACCTTTCCATCAATTCATCTCTTTTCATGGTCTCCCCTTTCATTTTTCTTCTTGTGCATCAAGTTCTATTTTCAAATTCTGTTTCAGATCCCAAAGCAGAGGATACTTTTGTATAAATGTTTTGTAAGATTCTATTTTTAGGGCTGCGATAATCTTACAGATTTCCACCCACAACTCCCGGTCCTCAACACCACGTAGAAGCAAAATCTGCGTTGTCTGTGTATTTGTTTTCATGCTATCTGCTCACCCAGAGGCCGTTAGCCCTTTGTCTTTAAGGTACTGTTTATATTCACCCCTCGTCTCTATCGGCCTCTCACCGTCAGGCTGTAACGTCATTAGAGCTGAAGGCAACCATGGGACGTCATTTATGCTGTCACACTGAATGCGGCTGCAACTGATGATCTTGATAGCTTTACCGCCACACTCAGAGCATACTATCTCGTCAGGGCAGCCGTCAACCTTGAATATTTCTTCCTGTAAATTGTTGCATGTCTTACACTCAAATTCGTATAACATCGCTCCTCCTCCCCTATCCTGGCACCTGTCCCTGTTGAGCCCTCGGAACTCCGGGCTTTGGTGTTTTCGCCTGTCCAGTATCCCCGGGCCCACCCTGTTGCTGCATAAGCATCTGTTTTAGCATTATTGCCTGGTCCTCTGGTAGTCCTGCGTTTATTATAACCTGCAAGGCTGCATCAAGTTCTGTCTCCCCCATGCGCTCGATAATCTCTTTCCAGCCGTCCACATTAAGGCCTTCAAGTAACGCTCTCCTGTCAACTGCTTGAGTCTCCCACAGCTTCATGAGTATTTCTTGCTTCTGTAGGCTTGTCCTTGGCGTTGTGCTTCCAGCCTCAACCACATAAGAGAACTGTCTGCCTGCATATTTCGTCCCGATGAACTCAACAGGATCACCGCCCACTTCAACCAGTTCCGAGGCCGTGCCAAAGTTCTGCCATAGTCCTATCGCCCACCTGGACCTGTTTTCGACTAATGACTCAATCGCCGATGTCTTAGCCTGCCTGACTTCGTTATTCCTCTCCTGCAATGCCACAATAGCCGAGGCTGCTATCACACCGCTTGGAGCCTTGCCACGGTCAGCGTCCTCTATCTGAGATACCCGGTCGAACAGTTTAATGACCATGTCCAACACATTAAAGAATGTGGAAGGGAGGTTTGGCACCTGCATAAACTCAATACGAGCATTTGGGACTGTCGGCATCAAAATAAGCCTTCCGGCCTTCGATATTGTACTCTCGATCATTTCTTTGGTGATACCGCAATGCTGCTGAACTATCAGAGGTGGAGTTATGACATTGATAACATACGCTATCAGCTTTGACAGGATCGTGTTAATCTTGGATACCAAATCGCCAACCTGCTCGGCTGCTGCGAACCCCCATACCGATACGAGATCCTTGTAACTGTTGGCCGTGTAGACCGGAAATTTCCCCCATGGGTGCGTCATCGATGCAAGACGTGGGTCAAGACGTGGGTTTATATTAGGGTTTGCTGAGTCGTCCAGGACCATGAACTCGCTTCGATCTTTAGTCTTCTGGCCTAACTTCCGCTTGGTGATGGTTATCTTCCGTACTGAGTCAGGATAGACCGGCTCTTTACGGGTTATCTCATTAACCAGTGGAAGCCCTGACTCATCAACTGCCTGCATTCCGTATTCGTCAATAACCGGGATCTCTTCTTTGACAGTCCTGGTTCGTTCATCCCTTACCCATACCTCAATGACAAGACAACGCCGTATCTTTCCTTCTGGTGATGTTTTGTCTGTGTCGTTCACTCGTGTCATAGGGTCGGCGTAATTACCAAGCTTTTGCCGGGATACGTCGTATCTGTCTGTCTTGTACTTCTCTCTCTCAACCCCAAGTAGCTCGTAGGCGTTGTCCTCGTCAACGTCAGCAACGCCGTATTCGTCCTCCACCTTATCCACGAAGTCAAGGTAAGCAAAACACACATACGGTGGTTCCGTGTCCATATCATCCCACTTACCAGGGCATGGAAAGAAGGCGAACGGGTCCGTCTGCATCATATTGGGTCGTTGGTTCTGTTTGTCCCAGTATGGCTTCTCAGGGGTAATACCATATATCTCCATGGTACGGGCTGAAACCCTGGTCTTGATCTGCTGGCCGGTGTCCTTCCACCACTTCTTGAGCTTGGTCGTAAATAACTCTTCGGCCCCGTCGTCTATCCCGTCCAGGTCAACAACCTCACCAACCGGGTGACGGGCAGTGATATTGCTAACCGTCCTCTCGATGTTGGCAAAATACAGATTGACCGGCGTGTACGACTGTGCGGATACGCCTTCCCCTTGCTTTCCTCGGTATAAAGCATAATTCGATAGGAAGTCGCCTGGTTTCCCAAGACGATCTTTCTCTATCCTGGCTATCTCGAATAGGTTGAAAGCGAAGTCCGGGGTGTCAGCATGGCCTTTTGGGGGCAGGTTAGTTAAGTTCCACTTATCGTCAATTTTCATTAGTTTTATCCTTATGACTTCTTTTGTGGCTATTTAGCCCAAGGGCAGACTTGCAAGCCTTCCCGCAAACCTCGCAAACGAACTCGGGATCCACGACCTTTAACCTCCCAGACGGCGCAAGCGGAGCGGAACACCCGACACATTCCATATCACCCGCAAGTAGTCCAGCACCTTCAGCCCTATCAAGTCCGTATGTGGACCATCCTCGGCTCTTCCAGGGATCTTTTAAGCGCAACATCGAACCGTTTGGCCTTACATTAGGGTCGTAGGTGTCTGTTGTCTCGTAATATGTCCTTTTGCATTGTGGGCATTTAACGTCCATCAGTTGCCTCCTATCCTATTCAGAAACTCTTGGGTCTTCGCAAGCACCCTGTTCTCTTCCTGGCTGGGCTCTTCCGATCCTGGAAATCCTGCCTCGTTTAGCGCCTCATCCGGAATAGTAAAAGCGTCTCCCTTTGGGTCACGAAGAAACCCTTGCCCTGACCCTGGCTCTGACTTGGCTTTAAACATGATCCATGCGCCTGCTATCATACAGACAAGAGCTACACATGCCCCCGATATAACGATTAATAATATTTCCCAGTATTCCATCATTCCTCCGTGGTAAACGCCGCGCTCCCCTGAATAGTATCCATCCAAGTTGTGCGGCTTAACAATGAGTGTATCAATCCCCCTGCCCCTAACACTGCCGGGTCGTCCCTCTTGAACTCTCTCAGCCTGTTTTTAAGTATATCGCAGTTCCCGAAGAAGAACCTGATCTTGCCAGGTATCAGGCACGACTTGATAGATCGGACGTAATTATCGAATATGTTCGGTGTGTAATAATCATCAGGCGGTGTTACAAGGATCGCGTTATTGTCACCACCGTATTTAATCAGCCGTTCGTTCTTCAGTGCGAGGGTTGTTATAAACCTCTCTGGATCTCCAAACCAGACCTTCATCAGGTTAGGCTGCACCCCGAACCCGTACTTCTCTCTCATATCAAGGCACATATCAAGCAACGTCGGCACATCATCACTCTCGTTCTCAGCCATCAATAGGAATTTAGCATTCAGTGGGTTGTAATGGGTGTCCCTGCCGATGTCTTTAGGTCTGATTACGCCGACTATGGCAATATATCCAGGGAGTCCGGTGTCTTTGTCTGACACTTGAGAGGGCCACCCAATACAAGCGTAGATATCATGGTACAGCCTACCGGTCTCTGTGTCTCTGTACCACCATGGCCTTTCTACCATTGGCTGGTTCGTAATGATGGCCTCGTCTGTCCTGGCCTGCCAGACCTCTTGCGGATATGGGTGTGTTATGTGTTTAATTACTGATGCCATGTTTTAAGATGTATCCAATTATTGATCTCAGGTCACCGGGGTTAAACTTCTTATGTGAGATATCGTT